CCACCAGTTTTAGGTGATCCTTTAGGCTTACCTTTTCTAGGACTTTCTACTTTAGAACTCATACCTTACCCAAGTGGTTGATTAAGATAAGTTAATTCTACTTGTTTTTATTTAAATTTTCAAGGTATTGCATAGCCTTGTCTAAACTCTCTTGGTCAAAGTGTTCACTCCACCTGCTAGTTTGCATAGAACGCAATGCTTGTGCTTTGGTTTTACCTTCGGCAATTTTTTGATTAAATGTCTTATGGGCTAACACATTGATTGGAATGGTTTGATCAAATCCACCAATAATGCCACCTTCCATGCGTGGAATGCCATGAGAATAACTAGCGTGTTCGTATGCTGGGTTTGCAACCAATTCATCCAAATGCTTGGGTTGATATATAAAGTTTCCAGCCTCGCCTGTCATATGATTACGCAAATTAGGTACTAGGGTAGCGTCTAATACATCTTGATATACGGGAAATCCACGCTTGCGTAGTTCATAAGATGCTATTGTTTCGGCCAAAGCCTTACGCATATTGCCAGCACTAAATCCTTCGCCACCCATTAATAACTGTTCTTCAAGATTTGGACTATTTAATCCAGCAAAGTTTTTAAAATCACCACGAACACCTTTAGCATTTGCGGCATTCCTAATCATTTTGTCAGCAAGTGCAATATCTGATTTTTTAGGTTGAAGTACATCAAGCTGGCGAACTAATGATTGAGCAATTGGATGTGAAAAATTAGCACCTTCAGGGTTCATGCCTGTTTTTACAGCCAATACATCACGGCCATTACCTGCTTGATATGCTTCATTAATGTTAGCTAAATGCCCTTTTGCGGCATCTTCATTAGAGGCCCAACCCATATTTGCTTTGTAATTAGGTTCTAAAAACGGATATTCATCACCGCCTTGAGCCAATACTTTTTTGCTTAATGGAACGCCACGAATATTATTAAATTCAACCCCAGCCTGTAATTGGTCACCGCCAAACCCAATAATTTGTTTGTCAAGTAGGTTTTCAGGCGTAAGTATGCGTTTTTCTACTAATGGGGTAACACGCTCACCTTGTGGAATTGTGTTATCAAATGCACTACGCAATGTTTCTCTACGCATTACGGCTTTGTTTTGCAAATCTTTATCAAATTTAGTTAATGCTGATTTTTCGGCAGAATTTAACGATTCAAGCGTTCTATTGGGAAACAATATTTCGTTTGATGGTATTTTGTTAGGGCCAACAGGAACTACATCAGCAATACCACCAATCTTACGCAGGTAACCTTCTGCCATTTCAGCGGCTTTAGGTGCTAATGACCTAGCGGCTGGGGCGGCAAACGGTGCGGCCATGCTTGCAACAGCCAATGGTAATGCTACCTCTTCTCCCTGTTTGTAACCTTGTTCGTTACCGTATTTGCGGTTGCCAACCATTGCACCTTCGGCAAAACCTGTTTCGTTAGGTAACTTGTTAATTCCAAACATTTGAGTAAATGCTTGTGGGTTGTACATAAAGCGTTGTGCTTCTGTAGGCAGATTGGTAATGGTATCTGACCCTTGACGGAGCATATCAGCAAGTTTATTGCCAAATTCCATTACTTTACTTCTTTGTCCAAGTCTTTAACTTTATTGGCAATAGCGGCTCTACGCTCTAAACGCTCACGCTGGTTCTTTTCTAGCGTGGTTTCAGTATGCGGTCTAAGCATTGCATCTTCTTTTTTGTATTTGCGATCCATGTGCTTCATTCTTTTTCACCAATGTATTTGTCGTATTGATCTTCTAATTTGGCTTTACGGCTACCTTTGGCGTATTCACGCTCAGTATTTAGGGCAATAGCAAGTGCCTGTTTTTTAGGGCGGCCAGCTTTTTCCTCGGTTTTGATGTTTTTGCCCACAGATTGAGCACTTCCTGAACGATCTAATGGCATGATTAACCTTTGAATTTAAGTAAATAGATGGTGGTATCGATCTCTTGGGCGATATTATCAATTAATTGAACGATCTCTGAATCTTGCGGCAAATCACCACGGGCATCTTTAACAAACGCTTGTAATGATTGCAAGTAAGCCAATGGCTCTTTAGGCATATGGTATGTGCTTGGGAATTCAGTAATTTGACCGTAAATTCCAAAATAGCATTCCGCTAATTCATCTGCGGCTTCAATAATGCTTTCGTAAAAATGACCTAAAGTCTTGTGTTTAGCGTAGGATTTGGTTGCCCAATGGAAAAAGTGGGTATTTGTACCCGAATGTAGCAAGGTTGCTAGAAACAACGCCATCGACTTTTCCATAAATCCTCACCTAAATGTAGGGCCATACGCCCATGAAACTGCTGTATATCGAGTTCCATCTGTTACAGGTAACACTTTATGCTGTAAAAATGATGGAAAAACCACTATATCTCCTTGTGATTTTAATACATTTTCACTTTTATTTGGTTCTATTACAAGTCCACCGCCAGCAAAATTTTCATTTAGCAAAATACTGACAGATAATTTGCGTTGTTCGTTGTTAACGGGAACTTTTGAATCCATGTGCCAATCATAATGACCGCCTGAATTGTATTGGGACATTTGTATACGCTCAAGCCTGTGAATGTTGTAATTCCAAGTGCGATTAGCCTCAACAATATAGGATTGAATCACGCATCCAATCGGGCTTAACAATTCTTCCCAATAAATATTACTAATTCGGGATTTTGGATCATTTTCAGCAAAATCACGGTTTACTTTTCCAGCTTGTGTTTTGCTCCAATCTATTGATTTTATTACATATTCACAAAAATCTTTAGACAAAGCCTTTTCAAAAAGCTGAAAATAAATATTAAGCATCTAATGTTTCAATCATTACAAGTACCCCGCCACCTTTTTTTATTTCACCTCGTTCAATGTGCAATATATCAATTTGCTCATCGTCATCAAATACACCAGCATCACCCAAAGCATCCCAAAGGGCCTTAATGCGGTTGTCAATATCTTGCCGTCTGCGATCACGGGGATAGATCACCACCTTCATTTCAAGCCTAGCTTTACCCAGCTTTGGTACACGGTACTCAACTACATAGTCAGATATTTGTGTTTTAAATTCACGCCCAGCTTTGCTAATGCCCATTCTGCCCCTAAATATGGTGCGGTAGCTATTAACACTAGGCGGCAAGGGTAAGTTAAGAACAATCATTTAATAAAGCCTCGGTCTGTACCAATAATTGTTCTTCGGTAATTTGATATTCTCTTTCAAAACGCTTTCGACCCATTCCGTGAATACTGGTATTTGATCCTCGATGGTGGTACGGGCAAAGGGGGATAACAGGGGCATTACTTCGTTTAGAAGTTCGTCTAATGTGATGCAATTCTGCTGGCGTTTCACCAAGCTGGAGATGCCTACATAATGAGCATCCCAGTTCAGCAGTTTTACGATACTTTTCTTTCTCACTTCTAGTGGCCATTTGCGTGGTCACAAGCCAATTGTTCTAACTTTTCAGCGGATTCCGCTATATCAACGCTAAGTTGCAACAAAATCACAGGATCACCCTTAGATAACGCTTCATCGTACATACGGATTAATGTTTTAAGGATTAAAAATTCTTCTGTAAGGGTCATCATCGGGTCATTTTCTCCAAATTACGGTTACTTGCTTGTTCTGTACGCCACGCATCAAAACGCATCGTAGCACTTGTTATCTGCCATTTTAGTAATTCAGCCTGTTCTGTAGCCGTTCCTATTGCAACGCACAAATCTTGGTATTCTTGGCTGGCGTATGCTTCACGCTCTTGACCGCCAAGGCTTTGTTCATTTGACTTCTTCATCATTATGGCTTTAAGGCTGGATTTGTATGCTTCTAGCTGGGCTAATTGGCCCTTGGCCTTACTGTAATCAGGAGCATTTTTATAAATAAAGTTAATTGCATCGTGTGGGTCAAATTCGGTCATTTTCTAAGTAGTTCCTTTATGCGTTTTTTTACCGCTTCTTCTGTATTTTTATTGCGTTCAATCAATTCTTTGACCAATTGCCAATCTTTGTAGCGATTGGCTATGGCTATATAGCTATGGGCCAAGTAATTAATTCTGTCTTTAAAGTTGTTCATCTAACTGCTTAATCCGTTGACTAATCCGTGCTCGCCATTGTTGCCAACCTTCACCAGCATAGGCAGGACATTGAACTTCTTGGGCTTTAGCTTTGGTAAGTTCTTCGCTGGAATACCACGGCATTTCAGGTTTCTTGATCTTTTTAACTTCCATGTCCAGTTCATCTTCCCAGCGGCCTTGATTAAGCCAAGTAGCTGGATGCGGAATGTAATCCTTTTCCGTTTGCTTTAGCTTCCAGTACGCAAGATGATTAGACAAGGCGTTAAACGCATCTTCCTGTTCTTGATGGGTTAGCCTATCCCATGACCTTTCAGCGGCCCTACGCCCCATTTTGCGAGGATACAGGCTATAAAACTCGTTGAAGTTCATTGATCTGTTCCAGTAAAGCTGTAATTTCATGGGCTTGAAAGCGTAGCATGGTTGCTACATCAATCATTTTGATATTTGCAAAAATAGCACTTTCGCCATATTGACTAAGTGCGTCAGCCATTTCAAATGCGTTCATTTTTTTATCCAATATAAAAGTAGGGCGGCAATTACCATGACCGTGCCAAAGGTGATAAACACACCAATGGCAAAAACGGTCATTATGGTAGCGATCATTAAAACTTACTGCGTGTTGGGTTTGTGTTCCAAATAGCCCGTTCAGCGGCTTTCCAGCTAGTGTTGCCTACTTGAACACGCTTACCAGTTTTTGAATGCAAGTGCATTTCTTCTGTGCCGTCATTAAACTGAACCAATGTTGCTACATGGCCTGTAGACATTGTTAAATATTCTTCTTTGTAGTCAGGTTTAACTACTGCTTGAATGTTTGTAACTTTCATTTGTTGCTCCTTTTTCTATCTCACTCGGTATTGAGTGATGCCAGTATACATTAAGCTGGCTTAACTGTGTCAAGCGTTTTTTATAATTATTTTGTAGGGATTTACCCTATATGTTGTTTTTTAGTCATAGGTGTCCCAAAGGTGATAGCACCCCATCCATTCAGGATGTGTCCCGAACTAATGCTCCCGAAGGTAATGTTCAATCGTTACAAGGTTGTCTATCACCATTGTCCTTGTAACTTGTGTAGTACCCATTTAAGTCTACGGGGCTTGCTGTCAGGTGTAAACCAGCCCATGTTCTATTCCACGCCACCCAGTTAGGTGCTTAATATCGTTTGGAGTACGAATGGGAATGAACAATAAAAAAGGGCTTTAGGGGTAGCTTTATGCTGAAACGGCTTAGAAAATGCCTCTTTACTTCATTTCCTAAACCCACAAAGTTACCTCTAAAACCCTTGACTATCGAGTGTTTCAGTCCTCAATAGTTAAAACTATATCACATTAATTCAGGCCATATCAATTTGTAATTGTTTGGAAATAAATTTTGCCTTGTAATTAAACCGTGGCTTTCTTTTTCCAGCGTTGCCGCTAGGATCACCAGCTTATCCATAGGGATCTCACCGTTTTGCCACATGGATACAGCAGGAACGCTTACGCCTACCAGCTTTGATATACGGGTAGGGCCACCCAATAATTTAATTATGGCAATTGAATTCATAAGCTATCTTAACATTTTTACAACATATTTGCAAATAATTGTTGCTTTATTGTTTAAGGTAGCTTAATATGGTTGTACGGTATATGCCGTGTTAATTAGGAGAACTCTTATGAGTGAGCAAGATCAAGACTTTCACAGCTTTCAACAACATTTGGAACGCATTTTTAAAGACCTAGACGATGGGGTCTTTATTACCCAAGCAGAAATAAACGACTTACGCTACGCCTGTGGATTACCTCGTAACAACCATGTCAACCCAATATTGCGTGATGTTATTAACGACTTTGGAAACATTTTTAGGAGTGCAAAATGAATAATGTTGAACGCATTACTTTGCCAAAAGTTATATCAATGTTGACGGCTTGCAAAGTTCAATTTGCTATTGTTGATAGCGATGGCACTAAGCATGGTGATTTAGAAGTTGTTACCCGTAAAAAGCGTAAAGCACTTAAATACCCTATGGGTACGCTGTCAAATCATTTTTTACCCTACATACAAAAATTGTCACCTGATCAAGCGGCTGAAATACCTTGTTTGCAATTTGACCCTGAATCAATCCGTAGCAGTATTGCGGCATGGGCTAGCAAACATTGGGGCAATGGTGCTTGTTCTACCCTTGTAGATAAAAAAACTAATACGGTGTTGGTTTTCCGTACTACACAAACTTTAATTTAAGGAAAAGAAAATGATTATTAGCGACAACTCAAAAGAATTTAAAATTGCCCCTGCTGGGTTACACATGGCACGGCTATACAGCATTATTGACCTTGGCCACCAATCCGTAGAATGGGCTGGGGAATCTAAGATCATGCACAAAGTTGTATTTACTTGGGAATTGCACGGTGATGACGATGCTGGACAGCCTTTACAGACAGACGATAAGAAGCCTTTAATCGTGTCTAAACGCTATACAGTTAGCTTGGGAGA